CACCTCTTTAACCTTCGGCGGTCTGCCCCTGCGTTTGGGCAATTCTACCACTTCTGCAACGGTAGGCACTTGGTCTTTTGGAACCCAACCAAGTGATTTTGCTAATTCGATGTTTTCGGGGTTGATGGATATCTCAACACCACTGGGCTTTACCCAAATTTGTGTCACCATTTTTCCTTGTTTGCCCAGTAGGCTGCGCTCATCTTGCCCTTTGCAATGTTCTTGGAGTGACGCGCCTTGAACGATGCTCGGCGTTTACGATCTGCTTCAGACTCACCTTCACGCTTGGGGCTACCGCTTACACCCTGCTGTCCAAAGCGAATCGTCTTCACTTGGTCACCAGACTTGGCAACAACAACGTGGGATTTCGTTGGATGGTTCGGAGTCTTCTTGGGCTTGTTGTACCCAGATACTCCAGCCCTAGCCAGTCGTGGGTCTTTAGCTTTTGCCATGATTCACCGTGTACCCATGCTCAATAAATGCTTTGTCTCTGGCTGCGATTGCGTCTTCAATCGTCCGGAAAGTTCCAACTGTTACTACGGAATTATCCTTCCCAACTCTGACGCGCCATCTACCGCTATCTTTCCGGTAAGTTATCCCGCTTATCCCTGATGCAGTCTTCCTGTGTATTCGGCAGTTTCTGTTGTTATCTGCTTGAGAAACACTTCTTAGGTTTTCCCACTTGTTGTTAAGCCCATCGCCGTCCAAGTGGTCTATGTGCTCAGGCTGCTCTCCAGTCATCCACACCCAAATGATTCTGTGAGCGTAAACATATTTGCCTTGGAATCCTATTCTTAAATACGTTTTGCCCGTCCCTGATCTATGAGCATAAGGCTTTTCAGACTTCGCGCCCTTAAGACCTTTTTTGTTTTCCCAGATTGCGGTGTCTCTTATCAGCTCACCTGTTTCTGGCAAATAACGGAATTCAGCTCGTACTGCTATCGGATCTATCAATGTAGCCATATCGCCTCCCAGCGACTCCCAGAAAGTTAACGCACCTTTGCCTAGTTGGGAGAGCTAGACTCAAGGGGTTAATTAGTCCCCGGTGCGCTCACATTATAGCATTATGCCATCGTTAATTGCCGAAGGCTTGACCTGCGAAGAACGGGTTGAAGGTAGCGTAAGCAGGCAGAAGGTCGAAACGAATCTTCTGCTTGTTAGCGTCACCGTCCGAGTATTTGGTTACACGGATGCTCATGCCGTCTTCAGTGGTGGCAATGGTGTCAGTCATGTACAGCTTGGGCAGCTTCACAGTACCCAGACCGAACGCCTGCTTGTGGTAGAACATGGCGGGCTGGTAGGTGGTGGAAGCCGAACCCAGCAGGGTTACAACGTCACCAGATACCGGAGCCGAGGCCACAGTGTTGTACTGACCGTTAGCTTCGTAGATCGCAGCACCAGCTACAACCAGCGTACCTTCACCGGATGCACCCAGAGTTACGTCAGCCGTAACCACACCGCAGAAGATGATCGCGTTGCCGGAGGCATCAACAATCGGAGTGCGGGTGGACAGGTTCAGACGGTTGCGAGCAGCGATGGTAATGATCTCACCAGCCTTGACCGTAGCGTTGGCAGAGAAACCAGTTACAGCCAGCGACTGCTTCATGGTGTCTTTGTGGGCAACGTAGGTAACAGTCGGGTTGGCCGACAGAGTACCAGCGCGGTCAGTTGCAGTGCCGGATACATAGCTCGCCAGAGCGTTCGAGGTCAGTGCGCGGAGACCAGCGAAGTTCGGGCTGATCTGTGCCTTTTCCCAAGCGGTCTCAACCAGCTTCTGACCAACATGAAGACCGTTCTGAACACCAGCAAGAACTGCGGCTACGAAGGGGTTAACAACGTAGTACTTCTCGCCTTCCATCGGAACACCCATAGCGTCCATGAAAGCGCCAGCACCAGCAACATCCGACCAAGCATCAATTGCAGTGCCGGGCGAGCCGTACTTCAGGTTGCAGTTCTTCAGCATGTAGCTCGACAGATCAAGTTCGAGGTCAGTCACCAGACGGGTTGCCATCGGTGCCAGAATTTCCTCAAGCTGATCCAGTTCCAGTGCCTCTTCAATGTTCGTCCACTCAGTGGCAACAGTGAAGTAATCCTGAACTACGCCAGAAGCCTTACCAGCAATGATGTCGGACTTCGTGGAGGCCGAGATATCACCACCACTGGTACGGATCGAGCGATAGTCAGTGGGACGCTTGAAGTCTACAGTCGAACCCGTGGAAGGGTTGAACTTGTTGGACAGCAGCTGCGTGTCAACAGTTTTGGTCAGAACGCGGCTGGACTCAAACTTGTCCAAGAATACGCGAGCGACCTTTCGGGTAATGTTACTACTAAGATTGTTGGCCATTGTGGCATCTCCTATTCAAATGTAGCACCCTTTGGGCCTTTCGGCTGTGGGCTGATCCCCGAGTTGCGGGGTTGGTTCAGCGGGTCAGGTGCCTTGGTTACCTTGGGTTTCATGGCAACGGCTTTGGCCTTCAAGTCAGTCGCAAGTCGCACAGCGGCCATTGTTACCGGCATCTGTACAAGCCTCTCAAGTTCTAACTGGTTCTTGGCAAGGTACTTCGTGAGCAGTGGCCCGTGGTCATCGGCAAGAATCATCTCTACCAATGCCGGGTCAATCCCGTATCCTGCGACAAGCGTTCCAGCCTCTTGTAGCTCTGCCGCCGCAACACCGAGTTTATTGGCTCGTTCTGCGTAGGCTTTGACTTCTTCCTGCTGTCGTTCCTGCTGCCGTCTTTGCTGCTCCAAGTCGGCCTGCTGACGCTGCCAAAGCAGTGTCTGCTGTTGTGCCTCCCAAGCCGCAGCCTCGCGGATGGCTTGATCCCTCTGAACCAGCCTTTGTCTGTACTCAACGTCTGAGAGTGCAAACGGGTCTGGCGCTTCAGGGACTATCGGCCTTCCTTGCTGGGGAATTTTCGCTTCAAGTTCTTCAAGTCGCTTGCGGAGTGCTTCGGCTTCACGCTCTTTTTCACGGAGCTTGAAAACCTTTTTACCCACAGCCTCATTGAAGATTCGCTGCTGTTCCTCAGTAAACTCAACAGGTTTTTCGTGTGTTGAGTCGCCACTATCCGGTGCTGATTCGGAGTCAGGCTCTGGAGTTTCCTCCTGCTCTTCCTGACCTTCAGTTTCTGGTAGGTCGTCTTCCTGCTCGATTAGATAACCACCATCATCTGGTTGCAGCTCTTTGCTCATGATTGCCCCTTTAAGGTAGATGCCACGAATAGGGTCGTGTACCCGGTCTTACGCCACGAAGAAGGTCGTGTGCCTGTTCACAGTCTGTCACAAGTTGACAAATATTGTCAATTACCTCACAAACGGATTCAAGGCACTAACCACCTTCAACTGGTTGTCGATGGCTTGGCCTTGGGTCGCTACCTGATCGCGCTGAATCTTGGCACCTGCTTCCTGTGCCTTGATCTGCGTGTTCATTCTCTGAGTTTCAGCGTTGAAGGAATCAAGCTGGAGATTAGCTTGGTCGGTCTGGAGGCCCATCTGAAGTTTCTGCGCCTCAAGTTGAATTCGGGCCATCTCAAGCTGGAGTTTCTGCATATCCACCTGCGCCCGCATCTGGTCGGCTTGGGCTTTTGCCATCTCGGCCTGAGCCAGAACCATTGCAGGGTCTTGAGCCTGACCTTGCATCTGCATCTTGGCTTGAAGTTCAGCCTTCTCTTCATCGGTCATCTGGGACTCAGGGATAATCCCTTGAGCCAGCATTTGAGCGCGTCTGCGTTCAGCAAGAGCGTCAGCAACAGGAGAGACCACGTTCCTCAACAGCAGATCACCACCGAGCTTGAGGATGTCGGGATCGACCTGAGCTAGATCAATCATCGTTCTCAGAGTTTGTTCTTGGCGATTCCTGAAGCTGGGGCCAGCCTTACACACTACGTCATACGTTCCTTCAGACAGGTCGTTGACCTTCACCACCCGCCCGGTCTGGCCGTCAATGACTTCCTGATTGATGGGCTTCATTTCCATTGAACCATCTTCGTACATCAAGCGCATTTGACGCTGGTTGTCGTAGACCTTGGGGATCGTGGAGACAAGGATTTTGCCGGTATGACCAATGGCAATTTCCATTGCTTGGAAGTATTTGTGGGTGCCGTTATCACCTTTGTTCTGGAGCCGCTCAATCGCTACACCAGACTGAAGGCCCGGATTGTCGCCCATGTTCGAGGCAAACATCCCAGCGGACATTCCGATAATGCCGCGCATTGCTTCGGAGATCGTCCTAAGTCCGGGGTTGATCTGAGCACCGCCCTGCTGCTGGGGAGCGCCGGGAACCTGTGGATCAGGGTTGTAGAACTGGACGGGATCGGTATTTGTGTTCAGGGTCTGGAGCTGGAGTTCATGCCCAGCAGCCTGAGCCATCGTCATCCAGTACTTAGCCCTCGGAGCCAGAGCGCCTTCCTCAATCTCACGGGACAGTGAATAGTTCAGAACTCGCTGGGAATCCATGAGCTTTTCTACTGCGCCGTAATAGATTGTCTTGTTCTCAAGAATCTTGAAGTTGGCGTAAACAGGGACAACAGGCAGATAACAGAAAGCTGTATCCCGATCATCCTCAAGCCAATCCGAGGCATCGAAGAGACGCGAACAAACCTTCTTGTACTTGCGCTCACGCCTGCGGACTTCGGTAACACCCATCTGCAACAGTTCGTCTTTGATGGTTTCAAAGTCATCATTGACTTCATGCACTTGGCCGTTCGACATCAAGACCAGTTCGCGCATTTCCTCCTCAACGTACAGGAGTTCACCAATCACAACCACCTCTGCCTTGTCGTAATAGGCATCACCCTCGCGGTCATCGGATACACTCGAACCAGAACCTTCAGGCCAGCGAGCGTAATATTCCTCGGTGGAAATCGGATGCAGCACGAAGCAATAACGAGCATCTGACTTGTCTTGCAACTGAGCGGACGGATCAAACCATACTCGGTCAACAGCGTTGCCGATAGGTTCAATCAACAGGTCTTGGTCGAAAGAGTTGTCGTCAGCAAACTTCTGAACCACTCGCCACGCATCGAAGCCGCAGGTCACAGCACCCCTGCCTGCGTGAGAGTAGATCAGGGAAGCGTTCGAGATCGTTTCAAGGTTGCGGATGATTGCGTCATAAGTCTCGGCAACGTCCTTAGATGCCGATCCACCAGCGGGAGAGACCTTGATATCGAAGTCAGCCTGCTCAAGTTCGCCTGCAATCTGGTCAACAATGGGAGACGCCATATCGAACGTATAGCGCGGCTTGTTGATGTTGTTGTTCCACCAGTAAGGCTCCCACTGACCATCCCGCTTGGAAACGAACAGATGGGCTTCCCTAGCCTTCTCACGGTTGTCGTGGTCGGCCCACTGGGCAGCCTTCAGCAGATTGATAATGGCATCGTGGGAATCGTACTTGTCCTCAATGTCGAGGATTTCATCACCCTTCTCCACTGCTTTCTTACTGACGTAACCATCGTCTTCGGAGTCCATCTCGGAGCCGTTCTCGTATTCAGCCATTAGCGTCCACCCCATCCGGCAAATTTGATTGTGGCCACCTGATTCATGATGGCCTTGGGTGAATACATACTCATCATCAACGAATCACCCATGTTCGGAGACGGTAGCTGGTAGGGCTTCTTTGCCATTTCCAGCTTGCTCATGATCTGTATCTTACCATTGTTGTTGCGTTTTAGGGGAATCCGGCAGACCTCGGCCCTTAACTGGTCAAGGCTTTCCATGTTTGAAGACAGGGAGATCATCTCGTCTGGATTGATGTACTTCTTCTGCTCAACTGCTCGCCAAGTGGCCTCGAACCGTTCCCGCAGCTTCCACCAATACTGGGCGCGTTTGTTGTAAAACGTGTCCCGGTTGGTCTTGTGTTGATCCTTGTCACTGGCATAGATCGAATCCGCATCATCGGGAGATTCACTTCCCCTGAACATCCACCACTGCATCTTCGTTCCACTGAGTGCCTGCTCAACCTGCCGCTTTAAACTAATGCCCATCCCGTCACAGTCCCACACAAACCAATCAGCACCAGCCTTCCGTGCTTCCTCAAGCGCCCAGTCCATACCGACATTAGAGTCACCTGTTGTCTTCTCCATAACTTGAAGCACAACCGAACCCCTGCGGATAGCCAGACCCTTCGTATCCCCGCCTTCATCGGAAGGATCGTGGGACGCAATGATTGCCCCTTCAGGCTTAAAGCCCAGCTTCTCATGGGCGTCAATGGCAGCGTCAAACCACTCTACCGGGATGATCGAATCTTCAACCTCATCGTAGTATTCCCCCAACCAGATATGACGATAAAGGGCGGTTGACAGGTTGGACTGGTCGTATGCCCGTTCCTGCTCGAGTACGTCAGGGAAGAATGGGTTGTCGTCATAGTTCACCCAGATGATGAGATGCAGGTCATCTTCGTAGTACCTGTCACGCCTGAGCTGCTTCTCGAATGGCTTTATAAACCGCTGGGAGAAAACATCGGATGAATGCCTTGGATTACCCGTCATCCATATCTCGGAGTCCTCAGAGCGCAGCGTAGGGGTCAGAGCCTTGAGCGAATCGAAAGAGATGGTCTGAGCTTCTTCCACCCAGAACCGCTTGAACCCGTGCATCGATTTGATGCCCTCGGGATTCCTAGCTAGACCACGGAACTTGAACGCATCATGCCCTGCATACTGGATGGCAGTGGATTGAACCTTGAACCCCTGAAGGTCTAAGCGTTCGATCTCAGCGGACAGGAGAGCATGAACCGAGTCATCCATGCTTACTTGGAACTCACGGAAGCAGGCAGTGCGAATCCCCTTCGTCTGGGCATCCATCAAGCAGATATCCCCGACCGATTGACTCTTGCCGCTCCCCCTACCGCCTATGATGATTTTGAACCGCTTGGGCTTCTGTACCAGCGGCAGCAAGGCTCTAGGCAGGGTCATCTCAGGCATCGACTACCCTTACCGTCCACTCGGTTTGAATTGGCCCGCCATCGGCACCCGTCTGTTCTACTCTGTCCGTTTCCTTGAATCCCATCTGGGTCTTGGCATAGAACATCGCGGCCCGAATGCAGTCAGCGTATGTAGCGCCATCCTTCAGGGATGTGCCAGATGCAGCTTGGAACAAAAACCGCCCAACCTGACCGTGAGCCTTCGCCATAGCCTCGTCCATGATCTCGCGGTAATACTTGCTTAAAGTCTTGTCGTCAATGCCGATATAAGCAGCCACCTGCTTTACGGGAACGCCGTAGCTAATCAGAGCAGCCACTTCTGCCCTGCTCTTTTCGGTTGGCTCATGCGGTCTGCGGGACATTAGATTGCCTCCGCTGAAGATTGGAGCGTACAGGTCGGAGTCGCACCGCCCAGATCAGGGGGGAACCCTGATTCCTGCTCTTTTGTACGCTTAGGATATGGTTTGCTCAAATGGGTTATACGTTGGCGCATTTCATTGTCTAAAGGCATTAAATAAGTGTGTTTACCCTGCACTTTCTTTTTTATCATATTTTTTTGATCTACACCTGCATCATCAACAGTTTTTTTGTGTGACCACTTTCCGTTGTACCAAACCTTGATGGCAGTGCTAGATAAGCCTCGATAAATCCAATTTGCTGCCTGATATATCCCGCCATGATGCTTTTGATCTGGGTCTGCATAAGAGATGACTAATTTAAGATCAGTGCTTTGCTTTTTAAGAAAATTGATCGCAATAGCCATAATTCTTGATATTGGTGTTTTGTGCTTTGCTATAGCAATTCTGACAAGCTCACAGCCCTGATCCTGTGTAAGCCCATAACCTTTGACCATGTTGCAGTTTGCGCCCCTGCCAAATATAACCACTCCGATAAATTTGCCAGACTCCCAAACCCCGATTTTTACTAACTTGCCAACAGGTAGGCATCTTGAATAATGCCAATTCTCACAAGCATACTTTGCAGCCTCATGTGTTGCCCAATCTATTTTTAATTCAATCTTAGACAAGACCACCAAACCTTTCTTTTCTGAACTTGTCGCAAAACGACTGAATCGCATCATTTATAGATTCATTGGCTGGCGAAATCATAACAACCTTTTTGCCATCAATAAGCCCTGTATATACCTTTGAATTGCCCAAACTTTTGGTTTCAAAACATGCCAAAATGTTTTTGTTTTTTTGTTCTTCTGTAATCATTTTTCATGACCTCTGCTGTCAAATTCCTCTAAACAGTTTGGGCAGATAACAACTTTTGGTTCTAGCTGATCCAGTTTCCCTTGGTCATCTTCTGTCCCCGGCGCAAAGTCTGGTTCGTCAAACATCGACGTTAACTCGCCCATATCAAAACCAGTCAGAGCAAGATCAAACCCATTGGCATCAAGGTCAGACAGCTCAATCTTCAGTAGATCAACATCCCATGCGCTATCAAGAGCCAGCCGGTTATCCGCGATCACATAAGCCCGCCTCTGAGCCTCGGTAAGGTGGTCAGCCTCAATCACCGGCACTTCATCCATGCCCAGCTTTTTAGCCGCCATAACCCTGCCATGCCCTGCCACGATGCCATTGTCACCATCCACAATAACCGGATTCAGGAAGCCAAACTCTTTAATGCTGGCAGCGATCTTCGATACCTGCTCATCCGAGTGCGTCCGGCTGTTCCGGGCATACGGAATCAGGCTGTCTACAGGCAATGCTTTATAGGTCGGAAATTTAGACAAGTGTTGCTTTCCCTTTCTTCTTCTTGGCTCTACGGGCTACGTCCAGAGCAATTGCGACTGCCTGCTTCTGGGGTTTTCCGGATGCCATCTCAGTTTTGATGTTCTGGCTGACTGTCTTCTTTCCATACCCTTTCTTCAATGGCATACCCCTTCCTCCCATGTCTCCCAGATATGATCTAGCCCCTTGTACAGCCCAACTTGATCTACCTTAGCCTGCTTCGCTGTCTCAATTATCAGCGTACATAATACGCACAGGATAATGTCGTTGGTTGCCTGACTGTCGGCAATGGTATCACAAAGCGTATCCCAAAGCTCCTGCGCTTGTGTTTGTATCTGGTTTTCAGTCATCTGCCACCCCGTTGTGGATGGTTAGGGCGTCAATTTGGTCGATTTCTGGCCCCGTGCCAATGGCCTGAGCGGACAGCTTATAGACTTTGTCGCCTTTCCAGTATTCAGAGGATGTCTCGGTCCAAACTGGAGCAGAGACCCACGCCTCAATTTTGTTATCGCGGATGAACTGCGTCAGTTGATCTTCGCAGGCGGCCTGCCCCTTGTCCATGTGGACCTTAAACAGGTCTTCGTTCTGCCTGATTTCGTCGTGGACGATGAAAGCTCTGGCGAACGTAAATGGCTTGCCGGGGTGGTCGGGATTGGTCGGGATCTTGGCCACTTCCATGACCAGCGGCTTGATTACCAGCGGCTTGTTTGGCGTATCTTCAGCAGTGGGCAGGGAGGCTTCTAAAATGCGCCATAAGGCTCCGTTCATTGACTCCCCTGTACGGGCAGCCTCCGCCTCTAATCGCTCCCACAACGCAATAGGAAGCCTTAGGGAGCGTGTTCTGGTGGGAAGGTTCCCGTGATTACGTTTGCCTCGCTTCATACTACCGCCCCCGCAAAAATCAGCCACACAAGGCCGTATATGTAACCGGCTCCCAATATCCCGCCGCCAATGATGCCAGCCCAGTAAATGATTGTTTTCATGTCATGCCCTCAAAGTGATGCCCCGGCGTACCGGGGCGGTAAATGTTTCAAAAGAATGTATCAAATTACATTTACTGCAATACCTGTTCTGCCTCGTATTCCGCTTTGTAAGCAATACGAAGGGCTTTTAGGTTTTGCGCTGATTGTTGCAGCGCCATGGCGCTGATTTGGCCGTTTTCATACATTACTGTTACTTCATGATGCTGCGAATAGGCTCTTTTGTATTCTTGTGCGATCTTTTTGCAGGAAAGGTGACTATATGCGTTCATTGTCTTGCCCTCTGTTTGTTGCCGCCCGTTGTGTTCGGCATGGGTATATATTGCAACACTCTTTGGATGGATGCAACACTTTTTTTAAATTATTTTGTAACTTTTTTTATCAATCTTTCCGCATCCAATACGCTTGTCCTTTCTGGTATTTAATCGCTTTGTGAATCAACCAGTTATGCACTTCAGGCAGGGGCGGCTTCGATAGGTCGATTGTTACGCCCCTAGGCCAGACCCCGAACTTCTCCCGGTACTTGTGGGCAGCGTAGCCGTCCGAATATCCCTTCGAGCGAGAGTAGGACAGCAAGGAGGAATACCATCTGGACTTCTCAGCCATTGAATACGCCCTGACCTTTTCGAGTTTACCCAGCATTGTTCCGTCCGTCTGGAGCTGCTCCCGGATAGGGATCATGTACCCACATTGGCATTTGATCCCCATCATCTCCCGTTTGCAGAGTGGACAAGTTTGAACACGCTTTTCCTTTTCGTCCCGTTCTTTCACTTGTCGGGCTTCGGAGAAGTTCTTGTCCCCATTGTCCAGTTCATCAGGGATCAAGGATTCAGCGAAACCATGTCTTGCAACATTCCCGGCATGGTCTAAGTAAATGGCTTTGTCCTTCCCCGGCGAGGTTCGGAATATCCTGCCAGCCCGCTGTTGGTAAACAATAAGAGACCTTGTAGGGAAGCAGTCAATCAAGGTACGGACGCTGGGAGCATCGTAGCCGGTGTTCAGCAGACGCGAACAGGAAAGGACGGTAATCGTTCCGTCATCGTGGGCTTTAAAGAGTCTCTTGCGTTCCTCCTCACCCATATAGCCGTCAATGTGCGCAGCAGGGATTCCGGCTTCAATGAAGAGGTCGACAAGGTACTTAGAATGTTTGATCGAAGGGCTGAATGCTATGGTCTGGCCTACGCCATGCTCCCTCCAGTTTTTAACTATGTCACCAGCTAGAGTCTTGTCGTCCTCGATAGCTTTAGCCAGTGCATCCGGGTCATAGTCAGAACCGCCGGTAGACAAGGATTTGGTTTTAATCCCCTTTACGTCCACCGATCTGCCACCGTAGTAATCAACTGGACAAAGGTAGCCTTGGTCGAGCAGTTCTTGGGTAGTAATCGGGACAATCAAATCGTCATAGACTTTCCCTAGTCCCTTCGAGTATGGCGTAGCACTTAACCCAATGAATGGCACGTTATCGTAGCGATCCATGAGGTCAGTCATAGAGTCGTACAAGGTGTGACATTCATCAACGATAGCTAGGTCTATTTCAGGCTTCCGTTTCCGCCTAGCTACAGTTTGAATACTCGCAATCTGTACCGGCTTGGACGGATCGGTGAGATAGTGGTCTGCCTGCATCACCCCGAAATCCAATCCCAGAGCCTCGAAAGCATCAATGGTCTGGTCGATTAGCTTCACCCTGTCGGCAAAGAACACCACTCGCTTACCCTTCTCAGCAGCAGCCCTCAAGATGTAGGCAGCAGTTATAGTTTTTCCGAATGAGCAAGGAGCAGCCAACAGTGGACGTTTATGGCCTGTTGCCAGTGATTGCCGGAGTAGCTCTACAGCTCGAATTTGATGCGGTCTTAGGTTCATGCGATTACCCTGTTTACCGTAGTTCAGGCCAGCCGAGTACAAGAATATTCATCACCTTGTTTACCCGTAGTGCAGGCTTGTTGAGCATTAGTACTTGAATATATATCTGGTGTCTGGTGTTGTATTACCAAATCGATACGAAAATCATACGAATGGTATACGAATCGTATAAAGCATATCGTGTATAGCTAGGTTGGAATCTCCGGCGTTTGCCATCGTTTCCGAATATTCCTTGAGTTCACCACCCTGCGCTGTTCTGCCCTAGTAAACTCCTTCACGGCCTTTTTGTTGATGTAGCCTTCAGGGATCAGCGTCCAATACTTCTCACATATGAAATCAACCGAAGCCTTTTCAGACCGGGTTGTTGCACGCAGCAATAGGTATAGCTCATCACCAACAGGCAATGGCATTTCAGTTGAATAATGGTAGTCCAGCATGAGACAGAAAACGCCATGCTGCTGAAGGGTCAAAGTTCCGGTATCGCGCAAATAGTCGCCCGGAAAACGGCGATAGAAGTTCATGTGCTTGTCCGTGTTTTTTGTCCGCTGTTTAAATCTGCCAGTGGCCGCATGGGTAAGCGGACAAAACCATCTACGGGATCAGTCGTAGACCGGCCACCAGCAAGAACATCATATCACTTTCTGATAATGCGTTGTATACTGCTCCTGTAAGCCCTCAGAAGTACCGCTTTAGCCCCTCCTCACGGTTGGGGCTTTTTCTTATTCAGTCTTCTTGAATCTACCATCAGGCCCACGATTGTCATTCTTCTGAGCCTGCTTGAGCATTTCAGTTTGAATTTCGTGCTTGATTTTGAGTAGGTCGTATTTCTCCTTTACCAGATCAAGTTGAAGGTTCAGGCGCTTGATTTCTTTCCAAGGATTCCAGATCACTTTCATTCCTCCACAGTTTGACCACAGGTTAAACACTTATAGTTCACAATCACCGGCACCAGCGTCCCTTGTCTCGACTCGTACCTTACGCGGGGGACTAGCGTGTGCGCAGAATGCTGCTCGGTCTTTGTTTGACAGGGCATAGTCATAGCCTGACATTCCGATGGGGATTTGTTCGACACTTCCTCCACGCGCTTTGAACTCCTCAATCTGCTGCTGCAATTGGTCTACCCATTCAGGCTGTTTTCGATGCCCAGTCTCGGTTAAGACGTATCTCCGGTTACTTCGATTCATGGCACTTCTCATCGTGATGGCAATGGATGCAAATAGGTGGCGTTCGTTCCAATGGCAAGATGATCGGTTCATAGTGGTCGCAGATTGATGGAACCAAGCGGCCCCACGTTATCGGATCACATTTGCACTTTTGTATGTCAGTCATTTCCGTATTCCATTTCGATTAGCATTTCGATGCAGTGGATCGCCTTCAACAAGTCCTGTTTACCGCCCTTCACTTTGTACCTTGTGACATACTTGATGGCGGTGTGCTGGCAGGCGTTGAGATTGTTTTTCATGCTGTACTCCATCGGCTGTATTGGCATGAATTTGTAATGGTCGCCACCAACCTGTTTGTTGATTGCTGTCATCGCATTACCTCCTTAGTTTATTTTTATTGCTTCAGACAGTTTTTGAAGCTGCCCAGACTTTTCCATTTCGGCCAGTGTATGCATGGCAGTTGCAGCTCTTTCTAGAAGAATCACCATCCTTTCAAGCCTGTCGAAATTTGCAGCTTTCTCTATTTTAGATAAGCCTGCCGCCATCGTGTCTGCCGCTGTACGCACTGTTGAGCTAGCCTTCTTTGCGCTGTCTGAAAACTCGGTGTGTGTCTTGTTGAAAGCACTTATGACTGTGGAAAACCGCTTGTTTGCATCTTCGGTAATTTCAATTGCTTTATACACATCAGTGTTCATATTTTTTGCCACCTTAGTAAAATAATCTTCAATTAAAATACACTTCATCACCGCTTGATCTACATCTTCCGAGCGATATAACGGGCCATCCTTGTCATATTTGACCGGAACAACCATAACATTCATCGCATCACCTCATTATCCCGGATAAATACTCCGTTACCGTTGAGATACCCTTTGCGATCCTTGATCTGGTAGTAGGCAATCCCCAGACACTCCTCCAGTGTAGTACCAGACATCACCGCCAGGTTGTTCAACACCACAAGACAGTCACCGATATCATCACGCACATCGCGCTGCTTTGCGATATTGGAAGCCAGTTCGCCCATCTCTTCCATTAGTTTCAGGTACTGGGTTTCCCGTTTGCCGTTGCGAAATATCAGTTTTTGCTCAGACCATTCTGTTATCAATTCGATCAAAATTTTAATGTCTGTCATAAAATCCTCATGATGATTGCAGTTAAAAGAAGAACAGCGGTTAACATGAAAAAGACGGTCAGTGTGAGTTGGGTTAAAAGTCGGATCATTTCCCTTCCTCCCCAGTCAGGAACTCGCCAATCGCAATTGCTGCGGCCATTGTTGCGGCTTTGCGCTGGGCAAGGTCGCCGGAGCCATCGGCTACAGTCATATCGACCACTGCATCGAATACGTCATTGATGGTGGTTATATCAATGTCCCTAACCAGCTTCCGCACCGCCGTATCCAGCACGGCCCAATCCGCACTTCCGGCTTCGATGTCGGCCCAAGGTTGCCAGTCTCCCATTTCGCCTTTGCGCACGACCAATGGGCGGCCATAAATTCCGCTCCAGCCAACATCTACTTCATCCAGCACCAGCCGCGCAGCTGCTTCGATCTGCTCTGCTGTGTAGGTCATTTCCCCACCTCCTGCGCCAGAGCTGCATCGCACTCCATAATATCCGCGCACCGATTGCACGCCGGGTGTCCGCAGCCACAAAAATGCTGGCTTCGCATCATGTGCAAAGCCTCCCGCAGCACCGATTCCCTCCGCTCTGACGCCTCTAACTGCGAGCGCATTGCAGTGAATTCTGCGGCAGACTCAGTCAGCAGCTTCACATAAACTGTATACTCCTCGCCTCCGCTTTCTTCAGCGTAACTCAGCGCCATTTCTGCAAGTTGTTCGATTGTGCTCATACCACGCCCTCCGCGTTCAATATCGCCGCCATGCGCTCGGCTTGTTCTTCGGTATGGACGAAGGGGAGGCCAGTGTATGCGAAACCCCAACGATCAGGTTTCCATTTCATGTCATCAACATTAAAATACACCGTCCAATTGCGCTCGCCAGCGTTGTGCCCACCAGCATCCGGATCAACCTGCAGCGCTGCCTGAATGATCTTGTGCGCTCTTGTAAACAGCTGGGCAGCTTTCTCAGCGGCTCCTCGGGCGGCGAAGCAGTTGCCATACTCAAGCCTCCGATTATCGGGCGCATCGTCTACCCAATACGCAGGACACGTATCACCATAAATGCCGATAAACCAATACTGTTGGCGCAGTGAAGGCCTCCACAACCCCTGCGGCTTTTCTACCTCCTGAACGATATTCTCCAGCACAGCCAGCCGTGCGCGGATGGTCTCGATCTCTTTCAATGTGTCTTGCTTGTTCATGCCTTGCCCCTCCATACATATTTTCTACTCGGTTCGTAGTTGTCACAGGCCTCTTTAGGCTGGAGACACCAGAAACCATCAGGGCACTGGCATCCTTCATGGCGCACCAGTACCTCACCGCCTACTCCAATCAAGGGCTTCATAGATCATCCTCCAGTTCTCTGTAGGCGGCGAGGGCAGTTTGCATTTCGTCATACGCAGCATCATACTGCGCTGGCGTGTCTGACTGACTCAGCATTTTGTGGGCGGCCTCTGCCAGCCTCTCGGCGTGGGCGCGGTAGTCAATGGATTCAGGCTGGTTGTACTGGTCATATACTGCATCAAAAGCCGCCTCAATGGCATCGTGCTCGGCTTCCTCCCACGGAGCAGGAACCGGGTTGCCGGTGGAGTCGCAGAATATCCATTTTGCGCGGCAGGTGGACATCATTGTTTTGCCAGAGATAATCCTCTCGATGTTATTTTTGTCCAGTATCCAATAATCACCATCCTCGTCCACGTCATGTACCTTATACACTTCCCCTACCGTCAGATACTCCGGCACCGGCCCGCCAGTTTTTACATACAGTGTTTTCATGTCATTTCTCCCTTGCTTCGAGCATGGCGTCTGCCATTGCGTACGCGTCTATAGCAATGTGCGGCATCTTATTACCGGCTCGGTAGTATCCAGCCCGGCTTACTTCCCCCTGCATCGCCTTCGCCGCAAAGTAGTCGCGCAGGGTCATGCCGTTTGACCATACGGGCATGCCGTTGTTGCCTGTGTAGCTGCCGGGAAACGCTGGCCCACCTGTGTTCTTGTTCATACCTTCCCCCTCGGTTTGTACCTGATTTTGTCCAGATCAAGGCTGCGTATGTAGCTGTTGAACCTGCCTAGCACTTCGCCTCTTGTCTGGCCGAACCATGTCAGCTTTACCAGCCCATCATCGCTGGTGAGCATCCACCAGTGTTCGCTAATCCTTTTGAGTACCATTATTCATACTCCTTGTGGCTGCCGATCTGTTCGTTTACGTCATAGCCTTCTTGATACTCCTCCCATTCCTTAGTATCAGGCTTGAGCCAGATGATAGTCTTGCCAACCATCTTGTGCGGCACCCGGCCCCTGCGGTAGTAGGAATCAGCAGCGCCACGGTCAAACGGACTGCCATGCGATTGATCAGTCATGCCAGCACCCCGTCAACAATGGAGATCAGAATGTACAGCCACACTGCGTAGACGCAGGCGGTAGTCAGAAAAGTATTGATTGCTCGCTTCATGCAGCCCCCTTGATGCCGTATTCGGCTTCCAGTTCAGCAACCTGCTTAGGCGTAGCCCAGCACGAAATAAGCTCGTTATCTTTCAGGGTGCGCAGAGAGTCATAGAAAGACTGGTAGGACAGGAATTCACCCTCGGGATGCGCTTCGTGCGTGATGCCGTCAGCGGTCGTGGCGTGTAAACAGACTAGGTTATTCATATTGCACCCTCCATATCTTCGAGTGCAGTCACCAGCCCATCAAAATCCTCATTGGGGCCAAGTAATTGCGCCAGCATGACAACAGTATCAAATGGGATGCCGGTATCTTCGGCAAGGCATTGCAGGTAATGCTTGCGGCTTTCGTAGCCGTGGGCTTGATAATCATTCATGTTGCAGCTCCTCAGTAATCTGCCTTTTTGCTGGCAGTGGACGGAACTGTAAAGCCCTTGCTTTAGCTTGTAAAGCCCTTGGATGTAACAATTTGTCGCCAGTCTCGGGAAGGCGGTTCTCCGCGCTCTAATCGCCGGATTTCCTCTGCCACCTCAGAACGCATCTGTATCAGCTCCTGAGCAGTCCACGCTCGAACCCTTGGGGCAGTATCCAGATAGTCCAGAATCTCGCTCCCGTAGCGTTCCAGAAGCCCCTGACGGTATCCCTCGACAGCGCCTGAGTTATAGAGATTACAGTAGGTGCATTGGCCGTGGATATTGAGAAGATCGTAGCGTAAACCGCTATTCGCTCCACGGCTTTTGAAGTGGCCTGCATTGCGCAGTCGCCCACCACCGTCTGGCCTACCGCATGAGATACACGGTTTTCCCGAGTCGAGCAAAAGGCAAAGGCGGTTGACAGCGGATTGTGTGAGCTTGTGCTGGTGCCGGATATCGCCTTCCTTGACTTTGGCCTTTTGGGCCTTCTGAGCCTTGATCTTAGCCTTCTCACGGGCCTTCTGAGCCTTGGCCCTGCCGTAGTCAACGGCGTGTTGTAGTGAGCAAAAAGAGCCTGCCGGGAGCCTCAGAACTGAATCTGCTGGATGGTACTCCCGACAGTGTAGGCAACGAATCTTACTGTTCGCCATCTTTTGCTAATATTTCCATATCTTCGTCATGCCAGCCTGCGACCCACCAAGACCGCCTCCAGTCAGTCTTTGAGAGATTGCAGGAATCGGTAGGGAAGCCAGCCCTCCTAGCCTGCCTCCCTAGATCGTACATTTGTGATTCAATTGCGTTCACTTTGATTTGCTTACAGAAGAAAAAGCAGACGGCGGAAGCATGATCTGGCTGATAACGGTCATTTCTATATGTGCGCCACGATTAAGCAAATCCTGTCTTACTTCTGGTTTCATTTGTGCGATTGCGGTTATGCAACTACGAACAGACCTATAGCCACGAGCTTTTTTTATGTCGTTTCTAAATTTATGATCTCGACACAGATACCGACCAATTCTGCTGCGAATGACAATTTTTAAATATTCAGATTGTGCTGATTCAAGCAGTTGTGCGCTTTTGCTTTTTTTCATAATGCCCTCGTTTATTTTTCATGAATTGGCCATGGAACCGAGACGCCAAACTTGTTAGCTAAATGACGATTCAGGACTTCGTATACTTTTACATACTCCATCCGTTCAGGCTCAACTGTAGACTCTTTGTCCAACATGATCTTTTGGATAGGTCGCCACAGATGTTCCTTAGCCATCACCCCGTCATCATCCCAAGGGATATCGATCTCCGGTTTCAGCGTTTTCTTCATGTCATACCCAGCATCGTTAAGTGCTTTTGACACCTCCTTTAGCCAGATATGGAGACTTGAATTCTGCTTGAGCGTTCGCTGCTTCCCGTGTCGCCAAGTGAAAATGACATATTTGTGCTTCTGATAATGTTCCTGCGCAAAGTTCATGAACTGCCGCAAGGAGAAATCAGAATTCACGATCCACTGGAAACCGTCACTCAATGGCTTCCAGAGCAGCCATTAACTGCCCTGCCTCCATGTTCAATTTGCTGGCAATCCGCGTAATCGTGGAATACTTAATGTTTTCCCGCTTAAAGTAGGAATGCAGAAGCTGTGGAGATGATTCAATCACGCGAGCAAAATCAGACTGGTTCGCGTAATTGGACAGAACGTATTTCTTGAGCTTTTCACCCATGTGCATAAGATATCCTCAGAACGGAACGTCAAGGTTGTCGTAAGCTGCTGGAGCGTTTTGCTTGGGCTGCTTCGGTTCTTTCTTCGTGATCTTGAAGCTCAAGCTGGGCTGGTTCTTGGATTTATCACCAACCCAAGCATTCACCCAATATTCAACCCCATCCACGTTTATTGAGCCAGTGTGAGTCGGGTGCTTGTCGGTCTTGCGGTCTTTGTTCGGCCATACCGCGCCGGAATTGGTATTGTCGTACTGTGTCATTTCATCACCTCTTGGTCGTAGGAAATTAAAATTATCTGACGGTTTACTGATTGCAAAGCCATGTTCCAGACTTCGCCGATTAGGTGCTGAATTTCTTCTGGCTCCTCACTAAGCTCAGCTCCTCCAAACCATTCCCGGTACATCAACTCCAACATGCTCATCGCTTGAATGCCTCCACGTTGGTTTTGATATTTGCTACAAGCTCTTTCAGCGCCTCATGCAGCACTTTGCAAAAGGCATCATCCCTCTCAACCCTCACCAATAGTGGCTTCATGTCTGGATGATACGAAAGGAAATCGCACCAAGGCTTATCCATCACGAGCATTTGACCTTGCACCTGTGGAATATAGGCTGCCGGAATCGTGCCTTCCCGCAGGTACTCGATGTGCGTATGGGCCAGCGGACATTTGATCTCCAGCAAACCATCGCCAATCACACCATCTGGCGAACAACCAAACCCATCATCGTGAATACAGAAGCCTACCTGCTCGACAGGGCCAGCGATCAGCTCATAATAAGCCTTTGCCTCTGCTTCCATCTCAGTGCCTCGCTGCATCGCTTCAGATGGTTCCTGTTGCTCTGATCGGACAGTGAGAATATCAGCCACCAGCCGATTCAGATAACCCTCAACCTGAGTAGATTTCTTTCCGGTGGGTGTAATGACCTTTGCGAAATTAGAGGCGCTTGGCACACCCAATCTGGCTGCATACCACTCAGGCGAGCGTTGATCTACGTTGATGATTCTCATGCATCACCTTTCTGGCTGATCTTCTTTTCAAGAGCCAGCTTGGCTTTCTGGAAATCAGATTGCTTGAGATTAGAAATGGTTGAGATGCCAAAGAATTTTAAGAACGCAGGCATATCAATGTCGCCGTCCAGCGAGGCAATCATCGCGTGGAGTTCTTTGCTCTGATCTTCAGTGATCGGGGAATACAGGCGATCCAGTTCAGCCTGCGGCAAATCCTCGCCCGCATAGATGTAATGCCCAAGGCCGTACAATGCCAAGCATTTTACGAGGCAGCGCATCATCGCCGTATTGGTAGCGAATGCGTCAGGATTCTGGATGGATTTATTGCGGTGATCCATTACTGGCAACCACATTCTGCGGGAGCATTCACCGATGTTGACAGTGCAGAACACCATCATGGTCTGGTCGGGGAATACCTGCGGAGGATCGAACGAATAGGTGGCATCTGGGTAGTGCTCCATCAGGACGCCCCAAGCCCAAGCCCAAGACAGGTAAGAAAGCCCGTTCTTTTTCTCAACGTGCGCGGTGCAGTCAATAGCAGAGAGTTTCTGCCAAATTTCTTTATAATTCATATAATTAGCCCTTTGTGTGCGGGATTGCACGGGGCTAAGTATAAAACATGGGATTTAGAGAAGTAAAGCGGTTATTTAAGGAAAAGTGCGCGTTCATCATTCCTGCGCTTGACCAACCCCGGCAGAACCTTCCCGTTAGATTTAGTCCATTTCAGGAACTCATTGGCAGTGCCTTCTATGTCACCCCGGTTGTACTTCATCCGCAGGGTAGATGATTGCAGACTGCCAAGGCCCACGTTGAAAGAGAAGGAAACCAAGGCATCGAAGTGTGATTGATTATCAGCAGAGCTAGGGCACAGTCTAAGTACGCCGCTCTCAAAACGCTGTAGATCAGATCGAAGAATCGCATCAATCCCGCCATCGCTCCACACCTTGTCATGCTCAGGCTTTAATGGGTACGCCTTGCGATCTGCGAACTTGAGTTTGGCTTGTTCTGGATACAGGACATGGCCGTAACCAATCGTCCAGAGTAGCGCAGGACAACGGTATGGCTTATTCCGCTTGCCCTCATGGTGCTTGATGACTTCAATCGCTGAATCACTGACCTTCATTTCTTGAATGCTTGCGAACCAAAATGAAATGCCACGATACTTGACCAGATGATCTGAGTCTCCTCATCCCATAGCAGAGCCATTGCATCCTCGAAATTCACGCCGGTCTGAATTGCGTAGTAGAACCCGAACCCGTCTACAGCACAGAGCAGCAGGAACATTCCGTAGGTAATCAGGGGACGGACTAGAGCGCGGAGGTTAATCACCCATGTCGATGCACCCTTGCCGATTTCGATGTCGTGCTGCATAAGAGCAGAGCGTTCTGAAATAGCTGCCTGAATAGCCACTTGTTCAGTCTTGATCTCTTCGAGTCTCTGCTGGGCAATGTAGCCCCTCTCGGCCATCTCAAGTTCGTGTTCTTTCGCAGCCTGAAGCAAAAGCAATTCATGCTTCTTGTCTTGCCGGTCTTGGAAGAAATCCAATAACTTCGGAAGACCACCAGCCAGAAATGAGATAACAGTCGAGAGTAAAGTCAGCATTATTCAACCTTCCCGTATAGCCACATGGATACCAGAACTGGTATTGCAAAAATCAACAAAATGAGTCCAACAGCAAGCGCATTCTGGATAGCCTTAGCCCTGCGCCTACGCTGAAGCATAGCGGTACGTTCTCGGCCCTCCCTGAGTTGTCTGCGCTCTTCCATCATCTCCCGATAGGCATCAACACCGAAGCGGTAAACAATGAGTTCGCGGAGTTCCTTCTCTTGCTGTTCGATCTTCTTCCTGCGAGTAAGATTCTCAAACGCCTCTTGCTCGACCGAACCTTTATGCAGCAGCTTCTTGAAAAGAGGAGGATCGCGGGACTCCTCTTCTGCTTGCTTGAGATCAGCACAGGCAGAGAACCATGTACCAAGCTGCCCGCCTACGTCCTCAATCTCCCGACCCGCTTCCACCGCTTTCTTGATAAAGTTGAAAGCAGCAGAGGCAGTGGCAAAAGCTGTGACAGGATCAAGCATGGCTATTTGTCCGCTTTTTTGTCTAGCTTTGAGAATACCTTGTCGAAGTTCTGATTCATCTCTTGCCGGAACAAATGCATATCCTGCCGGAACTCCTCACGACTCAGGAGAGCAGCCTGTTCCTTCTGCAAGGTTTCAATCTTGCGGTCTTGCTCTTTGTTGTCTTCGCGTGTCGATTTCACAAAGTAGGCAACCACGGCACCTGCTCCAGTTATCAATGCGTCAATGAGGTTAGCGTCCGGCATGACTATTCCTTACGGCTTCACGGGCCAGTCGATAGAAGTAGGGAATCCAGCTTGCTGTGGAATGTCTCTCAGAGCCTGACGATACGTTGCCCACTCGGCAGGTACGGCTTGCCCAGACTCCAGAGACTTCACCACCATCCAATCGCATTCAGCCAGCAGACGGTCACGGGTATCACGGGCAGCCTTGGCAAACTCCACATCTTTCTGTGCTTTGTAAGCGGCCTCCTGTTCAGCGGCTGTGGTTTCACCGTCAACGAAGATCGGGCCGAGTATGTACTTGGTGTACCACTTGCCATTGACCTGCTCGACACCGTCACGCTGGCTGTACTGATACACCGTGCCACCAGACGCCTGCGGGCCTTCCAATACAGGGTCGGCACCAAAGCTGTCCAGAATCTCTACAGACAACTGAGGCGGGAAGCTAGTGTCTTTATGCAGGCTTCTGAACTCTGATTCCTGCATGGTCTGGCCTGTGTCTCGAATACGGATTTCCATAGTTACCTCATGCGATGGCAAGGAAGATGAAAGTGCCACCGTTGGCGTTGATGGCTGCGGGTGCTGTGCTGCTGATCTCAAACCCTGCGCTGTAGCTGTCGATATAGTCTGTGCTGGTGACTTCAGCGGCTGTGCTGTTCAGGAGCAGGTACGGATCATTACCCGCAACTATACCCCTTGCGCTGTCCCAAACGTACCAGTCGCCAGTAGAGTCGGTGCGTTTGATGAGAACGAACCTTGCGCCCCCAGTGAAGCCACAGTCTATTTGCTTGGTTGTGCCAGCGCCTGTGTAGCTGCCGACTTTGGATACGCCCGCAAGAGTTGCGAATAAATATGCGACAAAAGTTTCGCCACTATTATTCCCGGTTGAAGAACCTAAAGAAAAAACAGAACTTGTTGGTGTTGTGCTGTTCCACCACGTAACTGGACCAATATTAGCATTTGTAAGGTCTAATCTAACTCCACCAGTATTCCCAAGGGCGCTTGAATATACTAGCCAACCAATCGCGGCGCTTCTGCATTTTACAATCATCAACTCAGGTACAGCAGCCAAGTTGTGATTTATCGTTCTCGCAACACCAGTCCCCGTATAGCACACCACATCAAAGAAGCCGGGGGCGCGGCGGAAGTTCCATGCTATATAGTTAAAACCGCTAGAATTGAGCTGGCCTCCATTAAATTTTACGGCAGTATTGCTGTCAAACCCTATATTTAACAATGAGCTTTCAGCGGCTGTCGATTGAGTTTCTAAAGATGCTGCCGAGCCTCTTAATCGGTCTAAAGCATATTTGCCTCCAGCATCTCGAATAGAATTCAGCATTAAATCGACAGGAAAGTTCGTCGTTTGTGTTTGTGCAGAGCTGGTTCCAGCGTAAGCATTAGGGCTAAACACACTCGTCCCACTGGTCGGCACTTTCATCGGGCCACGGCGAATGGCGATGTAGATGACCGACTGACCTGCTCCCCAGAATGTGTCTTGCCATCCAGTTGCTGTTGGTTTTATATACCCAACACCTAGCGTTTGCGCCGCGTCCGAATTATTCCACTCTAGGTATTCCAACCCCGTGTACGACATACCGCGCATCGTATCTATAACTTCCCAGTCTCCAGTTGCATTTGTCCTTCTTGTTGCAATGAACTGTGGTTCCCATCCAAGATTTATAGTGTCGTTGCCAGTAGACGTATAAAAACCGCACGAAATCACATTTTCCGTGCCAGACAACCCAAAGCCGCCTGCGTCATGTGCCCACAGGTATGCAACATACGTCCCACCGCTCGCATTTGTATCCGTAGAAGTCCCAACAGAAAACACCGTAGTAGTCGGCGTTGTAGAGTTCCAAACAGTTGTATCGGTTGTAGCAGCGGACGCCGGGTTTGCCATGTTCATGACTTGGGTTCCGGCCAAAGCCCTGTGCCACGTTGCCCAATTTGATGTGGCGTCAGTTCGCTTAATCATCATAAAGCCAACAGAGGCCCCGAGGTTGTGGGAGATGGTGCGATTGGAGCCGTTCCCCGTATACGTCACAACATCAAAGAACTTCTCCTGCTTGCGGAATGTCCATGAGGCGTAGGTTGAGTTAATCCCATTAACTTCATATCTATTTGTATCTAAGCTAAATCCAGTAGAGTCAAAAGAAGATAGCCATCCCGCTCCGCCTTGTGCCGCTGTGGTATTTGTTACCAGCCCTGCGTCTGCACCTCTTAATGTGTCAAAAAGACGATTAGGTGAGGTAGCGCTTTGAGCACTTGTATTCCTGCCCTTAATCCACACCAACCCACCCTCACCAGCCAGATCAATCCCGTTGGTGATGGTCTGCGTAGAGCCGTTGCCAGTGTAGAGGTAGGTCGAGAATACGGATTCCACGAAAACTGGTTCGGCACTAAGCGATGCGGCTAATGCTTTTTTAGCAAACATTAGGCATTCCCCACTCGTGCGCCGTAGATGGTACTTCCTACCTTCCATAACTGAATCACAGTAAAGCCGCTGGTGTTCAACGTAGGAGCGTTGCCGTTATCGGTTTTCCACGTTACTGCTACGGATGACCATGTAATCGTGTAGGCAGTGCCGTCATCAATCATCAACGTCAGGGATTGACCCGCAGCCCATGTGCCAGCCGTAGGGGTGGAGTTCCCCGTCAGCGTCCACGTTTGAATGGAGCCATTTGTAGGCGACAGCGCCGGAGTCGTGCTGGACGGGATTGCGTAGACTTCTTCCGTGTAGCCATCATTGATCGTAGGGCCAGAGACGGTCGGAGAAGTGCCAAACACCAAAGCCCCCGATCCAGTTTCATCCGTTACAGCAGAGGCAAGGTTGGCACTAGACGGCGTTCCAAGAAATGTCGCTATACCAGCACCAAAAGACGTTATACCTGTGCCGCCATTGGCTACAGCAAGCGTCCCGGTTACTTGAGTCGCAAGGTTGATGCTTGTCGCTATTGCAGCAGAGTCTTGCCATCCAGAACCGTTATAAATCCTTGTGGTGTTTGACGTAGTGTTGAAGTACATCGCACCCGTGACAAGAGGATTCCCATCATTATCAACAGACGGATCACTAGCCTTCGCACCAAGATAGCGGTCATCAAACAGATCATAACTAGCTGCTGCGTTGCTGGCACTAGTAGCAGCAGCACTTGCCGAGTTAGCCGCATTGGTCGCACTGGTAGAAGCCGCAGTAGCGTAGTTAGAAGCATTGGTAGCCTGAGTGCTTGCAGTCGATGCAGATGCAGCCGCATTGCTCTCAGATGTAGCCGCATTGCTCGCTGACGTAGATGCAGCACTTGCACTGGAAGCCGCATTACTGGCCGAGGTAGCAGCAGCACTAGCACTAGATGCAGCAGCGGCAGAAGTGCCTACCCACCAAGACGGAGAGCTTGATGGGACATGGTTCGTGTTGGCATTCTGGAGAGAGGTGTACAGGATGCCATCTGTTCCAACCACGTTTGCGTTAATCGCATAGGTGGCAGTCGAACTCCATACCAACTGAATCGGAACCCACCAAGAAGTTTCAGTGGATGGATTTTTGTTCAGGTTTGCATTCTGCAAAGACTGGTAAACAATGGTGTTGTAGGTGACTACCGAGCCGAGGTTGTAAGTCGTGCCAGCGTTCCACTCTACCGAATACAAGAACGTCCAGTAACCAGAAGTGGTAACAGGGTTGTTATTAACGTTACCGTTGACCAGCGAGACGTAGAACTCACCATTAGACCCCTGAACGACATCGTTGGCGTTGTAGTCTTTGGATGCAATCCAAGCGTTGCCAAAGGTCGATGCAGTATCGCCCACGGGATCGCGTACAAGGATTTGCGTATCGTCCGACTTGGTGAGGATCGCTTTAGCAACACCGTCAAAAAAGATATTAGGCTGGCGACCTGCGGCAGTGAGGATTACCGGGTTTGAATTGGCAATCGTATAGTTGATGTCCGCATAGGTGTTCTTGGGAGTCGTGGTTCCCGTTTCGTAGAAGTAGATTTTACCGCTGACAAGGGGATTGCCAGCATCGTCAAAGTATTGTGTATCCAGCGAACCGAAGCGGGCCATCGTTTATTCTCCCATATTAGGCGCTAATGTGGTGCCAGCAAGAGCCGCCGTCATTGTTGGTGCGCCTGCAAGTGATATGATACTGGATTGCAGGCTTTTGAGCACTTCACGGTCTGTTAGAGCCTTGCGCACAATTTGCGGGTCTTGAGAGATCAAAATTTTTGCAACCTGCGCCTTCTGAGATGACGTTAGACTTGGAGCAAATTGCGAAACGATGCGATCAAGAACATTGGCAGCAGCTCCCATATCACCGGCCAAGGCATCCGCAGCAAGCCTCCCTGTCCCTACAGCGCCAGAGATAACCCCGGTTCTTTTCGATGCTTCTAATGTCGGAGCCGTTGAAGAGCCGCCTAGCAATGTATTTGCGGCCATCTGTGACTGCCTTGCTACTCCCAGCCTTTCTAATGCCGCGTCTTGCATATTGCTAGGATAAATGATCCTAAAAATTCTGCCTTCCTTGCTTTCGGGATCGGTTAACCTAGCCACTACTGAGGCTTTATTGCCTCCTTCAATCTGTGCATTTAACCGCTCTAAATATCCCATACGATAAGCCTGAATCAGCCCGGGGTCTTTGGATTTCAGAATATCCGCAAACTCAACCTCAACTTCATCCGCTGATCTTGTATTTGATGTTTTACCGGCTTGGTAATTTTCCCTTCTGGCTCTAACAAGTCTTGCCTGTTCTCTTGCTGAAGCCAATTCAGGGGAAGCCAAATCAATTGAATCCCTGAGACTTCTTTCTGCCGCCCCAAGATTTACCCCAACCGTTGCATTTGCACCGCCCGATCTCTGAAGCGAACGGCTTTCATCTGCAATAATCCTGCGCAACTGCTCCGCATCACGCATGGTAGGAAGCATTCTAAAAGAGACTACACCCTTATCATCAATGGTAAAAAAAGGATCGCGCCCAGTTTCAGACTTGAATGCGTTTTTAAGCTGATTGCCCCCGCTTGGGAATCGAGCAATAGCCTCATACATTTGATCTACAACTTCTTGCGGAGCATCTTGCACATTTGCAAATGCTTCCCCGTACGCTTTGTTTTCAAGCTGCCTAGACAAAGTGGCATCCGCTCGCATTTGCCTGTAAATATTACGATCCAGACCAGCCGCAAGTCCTGACCTAATGATATTCCTAGCTTCACGCCTAGTGGCGGCAGGGCGAGATGTATCCGCTCCAGTTTGGGTTGGCCGTCTAGCAAATTCACCGCGCAACAATGTGCTGGCTTCCCCGCTGCCCATAAACGGACGCAACGCTAAAGCAACATTAGGGTCTTCTGCAATCAATTCACCCCGAGCTATCCTAGCCATAGCTTCGTCTGGAGTAATCCCGGCCTCTTCAGCAATTCGCTGAACTTCATTGGTCACGGCATTCCTTGCCCGACTACCAGAAACAAATCGTAGTGATTCGCTCAAAATATCAGCACCTTTCAGAGCGCCAGCCGTTCCGGCGAATGTTGCACCACCAGTTCCAGCGCCAAGCGCAGCACCTGTAGCAATCTGCATTGGTTCTTGAAACCTTTCAGATACAGGCTGTTCCATTGCGCCTACTGTCTGCACTGCACCTTCAACACCGCCAAGCCCGATTACTTTTGCCAAATTCGGGAAAAACTGGGTAAAAACCCCGGTCATAGGTGCAGGGCTTCTAGTAACGGCAGACAAGATAGCAGACGGGGCAACAGCGCCCATGAATTCCAAGGCCATTGCCTCGTTAGGAGATTGCGCCTTGTAGTTCTCAATTTTTTGCCTGATCTCTTGGGCAACCTCTTCTTTTGGCCTGCCGGTAGCAGCAGAAACCAAAGCCGCTTCGAGTTCATCAGCAGTGTTCAGGCTGACCCCTTGTGCAACAGTTCGCATCCTTTGGCTTGGCGCATTACCAAAAACTGCGCTTTTGCCACGCACACGATCAAGGGCAGCTTGCTGTTCTGGTGTTAAAGCCATATTTACCTCACTTGAACGTGCTTTGTTCTGCTGGGGTCATTGAGTTCCACTCATCAAGAGTGATGCCTGCATCTTTTGCAGCTTGCGGAAGTCCAGCAATTCGGTTGATTTGTGCTTGCAGTTCAGGAGACAGAATTGATCTGCTACTTACCTCCCTCAACTTTCTAACAGCCTGCGCCCGCGTAAGCTCACCAGATATGACCTGCTCTGCAATATCGGCCCTTTCTTGGTTGATCGCATTTTTTGCCATTAGTGACTGAATTGTAAGCTGCTTAACTTCAGTGGACGCTCCAAGATTGCCAATGCTATTCAGCAGCACATCTATATCTTTATCCGATTGCGCTCCCGAACCCGGCACCCTGAGAGATGGCAGAACCTGATTGGTAATCCCAATAAATGCGGAATTCGCATCATTGAAGGTTGGGAACATTCTGGATATCTGGGCAGGGATAGCTCCGGTAGTAGTCAAAGGAGCAAGCTGCATAAGCATCTCTAACTGCGGAACAGCAGAGGCACTTACTGCTGCGCTATCCAATGCTGTCGCAAGCTGTTGGTCAATATTCTTGGCAAGTTCTGGGCTTGCACCCTGTTCACCAATGGTCACCACTGTAGATGGTGCAGTAGGCGCAGCAGGAAGGCTTGCTACCTGCCTAGTGCCAACAAACCTTGACTGGCCGGGGCTTAGCGTGAATGCTTCTTCTTCTGGCTTCTGTAACAAGCCACGGTCATAAAACGCTGCGGCAGTCTGAGCAAGCTGGGAAGTCAGCATATTGCCAGCCATCGGATCGCCAGCGGCAGCCCTGCGAGCCATGTTGTAGATCATGGGAGTGATGTCGCCCTCCATTGCGCCACCCAGTTGCTGGTCAAGCCTCATGCGATCCTCCGCAAGAGCGATAATGCTTTCCCAGTCTCCACGCGCAGCCATTTTCAGACCAGCGTCAACGTCTTGGGCATTAGCCTGCATTCGAGCCTGCATCATCTCAAAGTTCTGCATCCTACCCTGTTGTGCGCGTTGGGCCTGTGCTGCCTCGAACTCCTGCTGGCGCATTCTGGCTTCCTGTTCCTGAGCCATCTGCTGACGGAACTGGGGAACCTGATTGGATACTGCGGCACCAAGGCCACGGAGGAGCAAGCCGATATCTTGAGCCATTAGCGAACACCTCCAAGTCTTGCCGCCAGCAGGTTCGTGCTAAATACATTGAACGGCTGGCCGGTGCCGGGATTGATGTAACCCTGCGGAACCTGTTGACCGCCACCCTGAATCATTCTTGCACTAGGAGAAATGCCCTGCATGAATCCGGTTCCCTGCATCTGCTGTCCAGACCTACCACCAGCAAGATCATATCCAAGGGCGGCTGCATTCAGTGCATTGCCAAACGCCTGACCATAGCTGAACGGTTGAGCCTGAGCAAACGGCTGTCCAGCAAGTGCAGATGCCTGATTGATAGCGAGACCCTGTTGAGCAGCGGCTTCTTCCTGTGCTGCTTGCTGGGCTGCTGCAATCTGATCTGCGGTATAAGTCTGAGACAGGTTCAATCCAGCGGTTCCGTACTGGCTCAGAAGGTTAGCAAGATTGCTACCTTGTGATGCCCCAAGGTTGGCAAGGTTGACAGTGGTATCGCCAATCTGACCTGCAAGCATCTCGCCCGCCCTTGCCCTCTGGTTAGCTGTGTTCAATGCAGCCTGAGCTTGAAGGTTGGCAATGTTGGTTCCAGTGGACGAAGCAAGGTTTGCAAGGTTCACACCATACTGGCTTCGCTCACCTGCTAGGCCCTGACGCTGACCTGCAATGTTCTGAGCAGTTCCAGTACCAAGGTTTGCAAGATTCGTCCCCATCCCGGTGAGAATGTCAGCACCAGCACCTGCGGCTTGCATTCCCATCCCAGACAGTCCAGACAGATTCTGAATCTGCTGCTGAAGCCCCTGACTCGCCAAGCCCTGACCAAAGCGGACAAGTTCCTGTTGTACCCGACCTCCACCCAGCCCACCTGTTGCAGCAGCACCGGCCAAGGTAGACCGCTCACCCTGCTCACGAAGGAATTGGATATACGGGCTTTCAACGTAAGCCTGTTGGAATGCTTCAGGCCCAAGCGCACCAGACAGCGCCAGTTGCTGCTGGAGAGCCGTTGTCCCGGCCTGCTGGTAAGGGGTGAACATCCCGCCAGCTTGGCCGTAGGTGCGCTCTATATCGCCACGAGCTACTTGCCCAGCCGCTCTCAGGTCGTCAATGTTCAAACCATAAAGCCGGGCGACTTCTTCCATTGCAGGCCCGAGATCAGCCCTTGCAGCGGTCTCAGCACCTCGAAGCGTTCCGGTCGCAGTATTCACCCCAGTGGTGAGTGCTTGTTCAAATCCAGCCAATCCAGTCGGGATGCTTTCTGCTCCAGCCTGTACCGCATTTCCAAGACGCTGATTGATAGTACCGACATCAACACCAGTAGCTTGCGAAAGCTGAATAGGCGTAACACCGTACTGCGTCATCATGGCAGCGATTTGCTGGTCAGAGATGCTGGGGTTTGCTGCAATGTAGGCCCGAATCTGATCGTTGCTTACTTGACCAACTTGCGGATTCTGTTCTGCTACCCGACCCGTCAATGCTTGAGCTTGGGCCAAATCCATCCCGCCCAGCGATGCCAGTTCTTCAGCGGATACACCGAGATTCCTTGCAACAATCGCTCGGTTGATATCATTGATGTCACCACGATTCCCAGTGATGTTCTGATACTGAGCTACTTGGATTGAAGCGGGAGCATTCGGAAGTTGGGTGTTACCCATCGCCAGAGCAACGGTCTGGGGAGGCACCCCATATAAATCCATTGCGCTCTGAATCTGCTCCTGACTGGCGTTCGGATTCTGGGCAAACCATGCCTGAATCTGCCTCATCTGGTTGTCAATGGGCTGTGCTGCAAACTGTTCGGCAGGCGTTGCCATGTGATTACCTCAGAGCTTGAGCAGTCGGGAAGGGCGCAAAGGTCGGAGTACCCTGCGGCAATTGAGCCTGTCCAAAGATACCGGCGAGCAGATTGGGATCATAGCTAATCGTCTGCGGCTGCATCTGGCTGTAGTCAATCTTGCCACCAAGAATCGCAGCCCTCTGCATCGGGAGACCTGCAAGCAGCATCCGTTGAGCGGCTAGATTTCCCTGCTGTTGAAGATTCGCAGTAGGCCCGTACAACTGACCAATCATCCCAAGACCCTGCTGCATACCCTGCTGGCGCATCTGGGAACCCATGCCGAGAGCTTCACGGCGAACATTCTGGGCAGCTTCGTAGCCGGGTCGCAGAGCCTCAAGTCCAGCGCCAGTGCGAGCCGCAGCCGCTTCATTGGCCTTGTTGACTGCTTTGCCTTGAGCGCGTCTATCAAGCGCACTGCCTGCCAGAGAACCAGCAGCCCCTACGCCAGCAGCTAAAATTGCAGTTTCAATACCCATGTTCCCACCTCTCTCCGACTTTTCGGAATTGAAGAAATTCTAACATTTTCCCAAGAGCTTTTCTCTCATCTGGTGCGGTTGTCCAAATTTTTGAAAAGCCCTGATTATGCAACCATTCAAGCCCTTGCTTCATCGTTTCTCGGACTTCACCACGATCACGGTACTTGCAGGCTACATGGATTTCCAACTCGTCCCTGTCCGGCTTTGCGACTACCAAAAGCCTCTCGTCCATAATGAGCGTTATCCAGTCCAGCCCAATGCCCTGCGGATCAACACTCAGCAACTTGATAACAGACGGGTCGCGGAGATACTCCAGCGCCTCACTGTCATCGCAAGCCCTTACACTAATTTCCATCCTTGTGTTACATCCCCGCCGATATCAGGGAGCATCTTCCGGTACTCAATAGAACCGGCTGCTCCGGTGGAATCAATGTAAAGCGAATACTGCCTTGCTGTAACAACACCTTCGGGCGAACCCGTGCCGATGATCGGAATGCTCAAAGACGCATCCAGAGTCCATGTCCTGAACTGCTGCGTCATCGTTCTGTTTTCTTCAACGATGGGATTAGCTGCATTCAGTCTAGGCCCGGTCATTTAGCCCCCGGCAAGATGTCTGCGGTCATCTGAATGATGACTGGCTTAACAGGGTCGGACAGGGTGAATCTGAATACCTCGAACCTTGAAGCCCGGCCGTTCCTGCGCCAGATTGCTCTGCGGTTGTACTCACCTATTTTCCCGAGTTCACGCATCCTTTGATCTGACCACGTTTTACCATCCACGCTTCGATCCATTGCAATCACCGGATTCGAGGCAGAGACATTGCCAACGCCTGACTCGACAGTAAGCTCAAGAGACGGAACGAAGATCGATTGGTTGTTGTTCTGGAAAGGCTGAGTGGCAACAGTGCGGATGATGTTCCCGCCGTATTCGGTATACAGATCAGGATTCAGCTTACCTATTCTGCCGTCAATCAGATCACCACAGAAGATATGGTTGTAGGCTTGGGTCAAACCAGAAACCCTGTAACCTACCTGCTCGCCTTCAATGTAGGACTTCCGCTCATGCCACCTCTTGGAAGCATGGTCATAGACTAGAGTCGAATTCGGCAAAGCAAAGGCCACAAAGTAAGCCCCGTTCTGCGAGTACGTCCACGCATACACGTTAGCCAATTGATCGTTCGTGAGTGCTTTCAGAATGAAGTCAATTGCAACCGTGGATATCTTCTGTGTGGAGTTCCCCGCAAATGCCCAGATGGCAGGGGATTCATTCTGTCCACCGCCTACCCACATGAACGTATCTTGCGTGTTAATCAGAGAGTAAGGGGAGAACACCCCTTTATCCAAAAACAGTCCCGACCTCTGAAAAGGAAACTCAGCACCGCCGATATTCTGGAAAGCCTCAAAGGTCTGACTTCCAGAGATGAACAACTGGTTCTTAAACACAATCGGCGCAACGATGTTGTCAGGATCAGACTCAGCCGTCCCATAATCCAGTGCGTTCCAGCTCAATCCGTTATTGATAGCAGAGACGATAAACTTCTTGGTATCCGTGGAGACAACGAAGTAACCATCAATGAACACCACAAACTGCGGATTACCATTTGCGGTAAAGTCTACGTCAGTGATCTGGGAGAAGGTGTCCGTCACATGGTTGTAGATGTACCCATTCCCGCCCGGAACCAGAACCAGCATCTGCGTCCCGTTATCGGCAATCGAACAACGGGCAGTCCCTGCAACCGTCCCGATTTCAACCAGATCATAAATCTCAGTCGGAACAACCTGAGTCTGATCCATTCGGTACAGCTTGGTTCCGTTTACGAAGTAAGGCACACCAGCCATCGTGTGAGCGCCCCTGTTCGCTTGCAGGATCGTGCCAGTAGTTTCTACCTGCTCAATCCCCGGCGTTCCCCTGAGCGTTTCTGGAGCCAATGCGGGTGCGCTTTCTACTACGGTATACCAGTTCGTACACTCCTGAGCCGAGATCGGCAAAGAGTTCGATACATAGAAACCGTTAGTAATCGGCAGCGTGACAATAGGCATTAGAGCACACTCAGTACCGCATTGACCGCGATTACACCGTCAGTCGTGGACTCATTCCTGACATACAGTTCAAGGTAATCGTTCTGGTTCAGGACTAAGTTGGCAAATGTTGCAATCGCCCTCGGAGCGCCAGACGAAATCGTGTCCGTCATCTTGGTAGAAACAACCGAACCATTCTTTGCGATGAACAGCGAAATCTTGTGGTTGCTTCCAGATGAAGCATCCAGAGTAGCAATGGCGTTAACAATGTGGCGGCTAGTCTGGCCAGTGAACGTCAGCTTGCCATCCGTTGCCCCAGTCCAGCCCGAGGAAATATCCCCCAGCGTAAATGTACCTGCCACCTTCACCGGAGTTGCCGTAGATGAAATCGTGGTGGCAGTCGCATTACCTGCCATCGAAACACTGGCATAGGAAGCCGTTTCAGTCGAAGCAATCTCAATCGTCTGGCCTGACGTTGTGACAGCAATACCAGCCCCACCAACCAAGCTAACGAAGGTCGGACTCGCCGCTGCGATATTCTGCATCAAAGGCTCGCCCGTGGTGTTAACAGTGAAGTTGTGGGCTATCTCGATTCCGTTTTCAGCCGAGACGTTAGTAACAATCCCGGCCCCATCTTCCAGATTTCTAATGAAGTTATCCGTACCCTGAATATCCAGCACCGGAGTACCAGTAACTGCGCCATCCTGCTGAATCGTTCCAGTTACACCCAATCCCGAAAGGAAGTTGTCGTAGGTTATCTTGTAGTTATAACCATTAACGAAAAATCCCAGATACGAACCAGAGAGAATGCTGGTCTGTGCGGTAAACTCAGATTGTTTTACACCATACGCTCTATCAGGCATTGGTTTGATTCTCCAGCGCAATAGTGCCAATAGTCTCAGCGAGAATAGACTCCTCGCTGTCAGGGTAGAAGTTCCATGTCCAGCCATAGCCGACATCGGAGTTGCCAGAACCAATCGGGAGAGTCGCAGGCATCCGCGTACCACCAATGGTCTGACCAAGCATTCTCATCGCCTGTAGACCTTCACGGGCCTGCAAGACAAGCGCATCTGATACAACCCCGCCGTAATCAGGGGCAACTTCAATCGCAAGGTTTGCAATCAGCCCACGGAGAGCGCCAACAGGGACAGTGACTTGATCGCCAAGATTGGACACTTGCGTGTAGCCCAAATGCACACCGGACGCATCCAAGGCGAGCATATAGTTGTTCATGGCGAAGATGAAATCTTGATACTCGTCTGCTTCAAGCGGAGCCTCAGAAGCCTGAACCAGTATCCGCTGGAGAGATGCCTTTGCGACTTGGGCAACCGTAGCCATTACTCAAACCTCGCCTTAGTCTTGGCAGATTGCTTGAATGCCTTAGCGGTTGGTGCGCCCTTGGTTCCCGGCTTGCGCATCTTCTCGCCGGAGCCTTCTGCAATTCGCTTCCGTTTTGCGTGAATGTTTGCGTACAAGCCTTTCATGTCACACCTCTTTAACCTTCGGCGGTCTGCCCCTGCGTTTGGGCAATTCTACCACTTCTGCAACGGTAGGCACTTGGTCTTTTGGAACCCAACCAAGTGATTTTGCTAATTCGATGTTTTCGGGGTTGATAGCTATCTCAACACCACTGGGCTTTACCCAAATTTGTGTCA